CTAAGGTTAGGATATTCAGATGCCTTATTTTCAACGATATCATCAACCACATCCTCAAATCCAATTGTGTTATTGTATTCATCATATTCAGCAGACCATTCAGGACAGTTTATGTAATTGATTCCTTCAATTGCATCAGCACCATCCTCTTTACCACACTCCAAGAATAGTGCTCCATCTTCACCCAAATGCTTTTTACACATCTCCCAGATGGTTGTAGTTTTTCCAATTCCGCTCTCCCCGATCAAACCAATATTGTATCGGAACGGATCTACATTTACTTGGTTCTTTTTACCATATGCCATGCGTTTTATCTCCTATTTTTTAGTTATTTTTAAAGGTTAAGTTCACTCATCCAGTCATCAAGACCATCTTCATCATCATCAGAAAGCTTTTCGAACTTCTCTTCTGCTTCTTCCTCTTTCTCATCTTCCACAAGACAATCAAGGGCGAGATCATCTTCTTCATATTTGCGTTCTGTAATGTCGGTAGTTCTCTTAATTGAACCATCTTCCTGCTCAACATCCTTCATAGCAGGTCTTACGAGAACCATTCTTCTCAGTACACTACCAGATCCTGCGGCAGTCTGAAGAGCTTCCTCAAGTGTTCTTAATCCAAACTCAATCTGAAGCTTAATATCATCATCAAGATCATCTTCTGTAATCTGGACAGTAGAACCGCTCTCAATGAATTCACCTTCAAACTTGATTTCCGTAACACCCTTTCTTACATTGAAGAACTTCTCTCTGATCTTCTTAATCTTCTCAGGCTCATTAAGGAATCTTGAGAAATCAAATTCAAAGCTCTTGTGTAATGGTACGCATCCATTTACTTCCTTGTTATTGAAAGTCTTGAAGTATTCAAGTACGATACCATCAATGGGACAGAGGCCAGTCTTTTTATCAATAGTTCCTGCGCATCCCTTTGTAAGAAGAATGCTCTGAACGAATGTAGCAGTATCAGGGACATCGTTATTAACAACCTCAATTCGGGTGATTTCCTTTCTTACCCTGACATTGCCATTGTAATAGTCATATTTCAAACGACCATTTACTCTGATTCTTGTTCCATCTTTCAGATGTTCATTAAGATAGTTGATTGCATCATAAGGAGACAAGAACTCTTTAGTAAAGATCTCACCTTTAGTTGTATTCTCTACACCGACTCTAATAAAACAGCTTCTACCGATCTCTGAAAGGATGTTTTCATCTGTTCTATCTTCCCATGCGATCTTATCAGTGTTTGAGAAATCATCTGATCCATCAGCATTTTTCTTATGAACATAGATAAATGTATCTCTATTTTCAGAATATCCACCCCAGAGTTCACAATAAATATTTCCGTACTTACTTCCACAGTTAACTCCAAGGTTCATCCTGTTGGAAATATAATCACTGCTCTGTGATCTCTGATCAATTGAAAAAGTCCTATCGTTAACAATTGCTTTTCCTACCAGTGTGAATCTGCTTGCCTGACCAGTTTTACTCAGTGTTTTCTTTTCCATATATTTTTAATTCTCCTTATTATAAAGTATTATTATTTACTTCTTCAAGCTTCTTTTCAAGAGCGGCACAGCAATTCTCATGCTTCTTCATATTTGCTTTAACACGGTTGATAACTTCCTGAAGTCTCGATATAATATCCCCATACCTATTTGCACTATACTTATGATATTTCAGATCCGCTTTCCATGCAGCGATCTTCTTTCCAACTTCTTCATCATATTCATCCTTTGGGCTACAAACTGCCTTTCCTACGAAATCAGTTTTAGGGTCACAAATATTACCACATCTTTTAAATGAATTAATTGCTCCAATAAAACCATACAGCCCCTGATCCCACAGCTCATTTATAAATGTTTTTGTATTTTCAGTCTTGGCAACAATCGTCTTTTTCTCATCGTCAATATAATACTTTGTATTCATGTTTTTCGCCCTGATCGTTTTCCACATATTTTAATTTCTCCTTTTTAAGATTGTAAAATGGATACTCAATTGACTAAGTATCCATTTCCCACGTTTATGTTAATAACATATTAGCATATTATTTTCAACTTGTCAAGCACTTTTAGGAAGAATTATAAAACTTCTTTTAACGTTACCAAAAACGAATTCATACACCGTTCCATCATCCTCATCCTCGATCACATTGCACTTATCCCAGTCACTTAAATAGATTTCCGTTGCACCCTCATTAAATGATAGCTTTATATTGGTTTTATTATCATCAATCCATACACCATTTACTGAGAATGTGTTATACTCTGTATCACCGAACCCATTATTTTCAACACACTCAATACAACTGTTAGCTTTAGTCAATGCAGAAATAAAATTTTCGATCATATACAAACCCTCCATATAAATTCTTATCCTTATTTTAGCACCACACAGTTCATGTGTCAAGAGAAAAATGAACACTTGTTTTTGTTGTTATCCATTTTATCGAGATGTATATTTAATTCAATTGTTATTAAGTGTTTACAAAATTATTAACAATATCATTTTTCATCCTTATTAGTATCAAATAATCGTTGTGGTTCTCAATTATATCGAGAACCACAACATTGTACACATTAGATAAGATACTCTTCATTCTCAGATAAGAAAGCGCGTTTTCCTTTGTTGTAGTTATTAAACCTGTCAATAAACTTCTGTTCATTTTCTTTTATTTCAAGCCAATCTTCTACAGACATCCCAGCCTCATCAGCACACTGATTCAGATATTCTATCTTGCCAGAGTTCTCAATATTAGCCGCTGTTACAGAATATCCAAACTCATTCATGAACTTATTTAGCCGAACAAAACAACGCACTCCCTTTCTGTATGGATTATCTTCTGCATTCCTACGCTTCTTCGTTTTAATGATCAGATCATACGGCTCATCAGGAGATACTGGATAATCTCTGCTCCCGGTGTAAATTATCTTTGCTTTTGATGCCTCAATAGCAATGTACTTTAGCTCATTGGATATCTCTAAGACTCTCCCAGTACATAGTCGAATTGTATTTTTCTCCTGATCAATATCTTGTCTTCTTGCATTGGCTAATTCTTCCCATTGTTTTCCGTAACTGCCAATTCCCTCAAAAAGACCAAGAAGTAAAAAAGCGTCTCCGTCATTCTTTAGATTTCTGCAAATATCAAGGACTTCTTGCCTTATTAGTACGACATTCTTTTGTTTGTTTATACATTCTCGCAGAACATTTTGTGTGATTAATTGCCAATTATTTTGCCCCGATTCTACTAAATTATTTTGTAAGCACCACTGAGTGTAGCTTGTTAATAGCGACCTATATACAACCAACGTGTTAACAGAACCAGTGTTTAAGAACTTTAGAAATGCTATACCTTCCGTTGCGCTCCATTCTGAAATGTCCCTGTCATATGTATTCTCAAACACAGTGCTCTTTTTAAATAACCGGAGTAGGTTTAGGTAGTTGCTTTTAGCAATATAGTTCTCATCAAAATATCGTTGTTTCCTTTCTGCATTATATAACTCTGTTATTATTTCGTTCATTTTCTCTCACCTACCTCATTCACCTTTCTCAGAATAGTGTGGACTGATGCATTCGGAGCAAGACCCTTTCTTACATTTGTATCTATCTCGTTGATCATGTCAAGACCATTGCACATGATACAGTATAAGATGCAAACAATTCTTACATCGTCTATTTCTTTTGTTGCAGATGGATCATATTGATCAAAATACGCTTCAAGACCAGATTTAATCTGGTTTGCAATCTTTCTTACCTCAAGATTCTCTTCGTCTTTCTTAATCTTCTTCGTGAAGAAAATCTTATCTACTGCCAAGGCAAAAGTTCCAACAGGGATTCTGGGATTATTTCTATCAAGCTGTCTATACCAGATGAAATTCGGATCATCATTCAATCTGTTTACAACTCTGTTTGACAACCTCTCTTGGTTAAGTGAATCAGAGTCAAGTTTCTTCATCTTTGTCTTCTGATCCTTCTGCCAGATAAATTGTTGTGCTTTGCTTTCCGTGTAGTTTGTAATTCTGATTTCCATTGGATAATCAAAATCAGGATTCAGATTGCACATCTTCACGATTGACACATAACGGTGGTATCCATCTATGATATCAAATGCTTTGAGCTTATCTATCCGCAGTTCCTTTGTCTCAGAATTGTAGGAGAAAGAAGATTCATCATCATCCGGGATATTCAGCGTGATATCATCAGAGATATATGCTCTGTCTTCCATGAGTTTTGATATCGCATTGATCGCTGTTTGGTTGAGAGATATCTTATAATACTCTTTGTCTCCTCTGACAATTCGCTTTAGGGTACGCTGAGTGTTCTGATTGTAATTTATAAAACCTGCGTCTCCCCATTCCCTTAAAGTCTTAGCAGATATCGCACCAATAAACTGGTTGTCCTGCACTTTAATCATACTAATCTTGAGCGGTAGGAAGATTTTATTTACCTCAAATGTTGAGTTGGAATATTTCTGTATTTCCACGCTTACAAAATACTCAGCAAGTTTTTCTGGACAGATAACATCACATACACAGAACAATTCAAATTCCGTTAGAATTTCGAAGTCAATTCTCAGTGATACAATATCTGACGCTCTGATGATTGTCATTTTGTATTTATTATTTAACTCACGCATTACGGATTGAGCGTACTCGTTTTCTTTTCGTTTGCCTATACACTTTTCTGTTATTACGCTTTGAAGCTCTTTTATAAGCTCCTTCTTTGATTTCAGCATAATAGTGTTCTCCTTTCTTTTTGTTTTAATTAAATCTGGTTAACTTATAGTTTTATAACCATCCCAATTTACAGATACTCCACATTCTTTTAGGCATCTGCTAAAATCAATTTCGCTATCAATGCATGTAGACTTATCAAATATGCGTCCCCATTTTCTTAAATATGGTTTCAATTCACCGTCTTTTCTTAAAAACGGATATAAACCCTCATCATCTACAACTTCCTTTGTTAACCATACAAGTACAAGGTCTGCGTCACTTGTAATGCTTTCTTTAATATCGTCTATACAATCCATAACAGTTATATTCTTATCACTTGGATTCCAACCATGATATAAATCACCGATGTTAAAATATGTTACATCATTACATTGACTACATGACAAAAACCTCATTTTATCTTTATCTTCATAAAAATCAAGATCAAAAATTCCATATTCAGCACCACATTTTTTACATCTAATTTTCATAAATTAAAATCTCCCTTCTAACTCTCTTATATAATACATCACAATTTATATTTGTGCAAGCTTTTTTAGATCACATTCATTTAATTTGTCTATTCATTTTTATCACCCCCTTATATATATTTAGATGGTTTATAGTATATATATTACAGATTACCAAGAATATTCGCCGCATCAATACGTCTCTGTTTATTAACCTTTGTATATCTTTTGGTGTTATTAATATTTGCGTGACCCAACTGCTCCATTACCAAATAAATATCACCAGTTGCTTCATAAAGATTTGTGGCACAGGTGGATCTCATCTTGTGAGGAGTGATATGCTTATCAATTCCCCTTGTATAATGATCCATGATTACGGAAATACTATTCGTTGCGATCCTTTTGCATCTATTAGAAATGAATAACGCATCCGTATTCATCTTTCTCTTCTTCAGATATTCATTTCTTTTGCTTATCCACTCACGAATTGCATCAATAGTTCTGTTGTCAAGATACATCTCTCGAACTTTATTACCTTTCTCAACAATTCTTATCACTTGCTGATCAAAATCAATATCTTCAAGGTTAATCTCAGAAATACTTGAAACTCTGAACCCGGATGTAATGCCAAGCTGAATAATAGCGAAGTCTCTTTCTCTCCATCCTTCTCTTCTTCTGCTTTCAAGTTCTGTTTCAAGACTGTATCCATACTTTGCATTAAGCTTCAGATCATGAATCTCATCCTTATCTAACGCAGTAACCTCATGAAAACCCTTGAGTTTAGGCGCTTCAATATCTAACATTATGTTGTTCTCAACATAACGATCTGCCTTAAGGAACTTGAAGAAAGATTTCAGTGCGTAAAATGTCTGAGCCTGAGTCGAATCAGATTTCTCACTAAGAGAATTCATATATCCATTAACCTTAGAAGGAACAAGCTTATCAAAGTTCTTTCCGTTAGATACATCAATTATATTATGCTTTTCGAGGTAATCAAAGAACTGGCAAAGCTTTTTAATGTAATTCAGTTCCGTTAAAGCTGTTTTACTTCTGAAAGACTCTGCGTAGTCTCTAAGATAAGAAGGTCTTGACTCTAAAATCTTATCAACCATAGCCCTTACTTTTTCATCATGCTCGTTTCTACCGTTCATTCTTCTTCTCCTTTCCTTTGTATCTGTATTCAGTATAAACGCTTTGTCTTGTTTTGTCAAGTCCATTTTTAATTATTTGATTTATAATTAGAAATATTAGGCATTGGAACAGATTATTTCTCCGTTCTCATTGTCTACAATCTTCCACCTGATCCATCGTGAGTCAAGTGTATTCGCCCAAATGATGGATGTTTCAAGATTGTTTCTTTGCCTTTGCTTTGAGCCTGTCCAACCAACAGACTCAAAGCTTTTGGCATCCTGTGTGTAGATGGTGTACTTACTCTTTGAAGAACTCATTCCAAGAAACCTCTAATTCCTCATTCCTTTTAACAATACTGCTATTCTTAGCCGCACCAGACTGAGCCACATTCGAGTAATCGAACGATACCGTTTTGTCTTTTGTAAAGATGGTCATTAACCAGTCAGCAAAAAGATCAGCAGAAATATTGTTACTCAGAGCTTTTTTTACAAACGGAATCAGTGACACTAAGTGTGTTTCGTTAACACACTTTTTAAGTGTAGCCTTTCCATTCTTTTCGCTTACATTATTAAACACATCATTGTAAAAGTCAAGACATTTTACAATTTCTTCCCTCTGGTTTTCTGTTGTAAGCGTTTCGCCGACAAGCTCATTGAACGACTTACTTTCAAACGATATGTCAGCAATATCCTGATTAAGCATTGCCCACATCTTCATGATAACAGGCAACTGCTTTCTGGAATCCATAGCTTTTTCAGTAAA